GCAACAACTTCAGCAGACTCTTCTGCTTCAGGGTTGTCACCTTGCTTTAGCACCTCTGTGCCAATAGACTTCATTCCATCTGCTGCACTAGCACCTTTGTTGACGATATCTTTTACCGTCTTAACAGATGGTGATTTCAGTGATGCTGAATTGTCTGTGGACTTATAGTTCTGAGGTGTTGGTCCGCCGAGATCCTCGTAAGATGCGGATGCTCCCTGTGAAGTGGAATCATCAACTTTTTTCTGAGGATCACCAGCCTTCGCACCCCTTGTTACAGGGTTGTCCATTTCCTTAAGTTCCTTTGCGGCCATTTTTAATTTACTCCGAATAGAATCGTTGTGGTAATCTGTATTTATTTATAAAATCTTAGAGATTTGATAGGAAGTTCTGGAACAATCCTAGCTTGTTCTCTTCAAGCTGCTTATTATCAACTAGCGTATTGATAGTCTTATAAGTCTTCTTTGCCAATTGCTCTCTTACTATACCGCCGTCCCAAACCCAGTCCTTACCTTCCATTATGCCAGATACAAAAGCATCAGGGGCAGAAGGATCTGAAACAATATCAGCAGCAGTAGCTAACATAAAGTCATCTGAGACAACCTTTATACCATTTTCATTAACTGCTAATGTTCCAAGACCACGAGACGAAACACCAAGTTTAACACCTTCATCAATAAGGTTCTGTGCAATAACACCCATAGGGGTATTCAAAAGTTTAGCCTTACCGACAAAGTTAGATCCACTTTCTTTAAGTGAAACTATCTTATGAGAAACTCTATCTAGATTTACTGTTGGTCCCTCAGGATGACCGAGTTCTCCAACTGCACGACCAGAATCCACAAAACTTTCATTGTATCTCTGAACTTCCTTGCGGAGAGTTTGCATTGGATACATACGACCATTGCGGTTTTGAATATCCCCTTGTAAGAAGATACCCTCAATAAACATAGACTTCTTACCGTTGCGATTTTCAACGATAACTTCTACATCATCAAGTTGTTCTGTGATTAACTTCATCGGTTTAATTTGTAAATCCTACTTTGGAGACCTCGACAGCATTACCTGTAACATAGATCTTATCTGATGCATTTTTCTCAACTAAGTCTACACTATTATTGAGTGTCGTAAATGATCCAATAACATTGTCATCAGAATCTGTTCTAACGACAACAGCAGCACCTGCTGTTGAGAGTACTCTTACTACAGTTGCTTTATCAACAGTTGTTGCGTTACCACTACCAACTGCTAATGCAGCTTTTGCTGCTAAAGGCAATATTCTAGTCATTAGTCTCTTCTTCAGGTTGAGTTTCTACTTCAGTTTCCACTTCAGATTCTGCTTCTGCACCAAAAAGATTTCCTGATGCAACAGGTCTTAGATCATCAATCTTCTTTGCTGATTTAGCATAGAGGATATCTTTTATTTGATCACTAACATCTGCAGCAGACGCATCCGTCGCAATCATATTGACGAGTTCTTCCATCATTGTATAATATACTGATAAAGTTATTTATATCTCTCCTTCATTGTCCTTAGGCATTTTCTGTGGTTGAGGCTCTGGTGGTAGTCCTTCTTGTGCCATTGGGTCTGCCATTGGATCACCAAAAGCACCTTGTTCCATTTCTAACATCTGCTGATTTGGATCAGGAATAACACCCTTAGCGATCTCATCTTCAATCTGTTCATCTATTTCTACAATCTCTGCATCCTTTTGACGCAGTACATTTCTCCTTACATATTCTGTAGAGTAATATCTACCAACATAAGGTTCTACCATACCGAGAAGACCTAAACGACCTTCCATTAGTTCCTTATCTTTCAGTTCCGCAAAGTGATTGTCGTAGATAAAGTCAAATTGTATATGCTCTGACATTATCTCCCAATCTTCTGGGGTAATAATATTCTTAAGTATTAACTGAGTTCTCAGCATATCTAAGAAGATCTTACTAAAACGCTTACGCAATCTTCCTACCCATTTGCTGAACTTAAGTTCGTCTCTTAGAATCTCTGAACTACGACCAAGATTAAATCCATCCCCAGATCCAGCGATTCTAGATTCAGGTACTCCCAAAGATCTGTACAACTTAGATTGGAAATACTCAATGTCAGCCAACTCCCCAAGGTTCTGTCCACCTGGAAGTGTTGTGATTTCTGTTCCTCTTCCACCCTCTCTTCTGGGTAACCAGAAGTCTTCAAGCATGGACATATATTTTTTGTCATCTCTAACTTCTCCTGTTCCTGAATCATATACTAGTTTATTTCTGTAACGAGACATTACATCTCTTAGATATTGCTCCGCTTTAATCTTTGGAAGGTTACCAACATCAATGTAGAATATCCTTCTTTCTGGAGCACGAGATAGTCTGTATATAACAAGACTATCCTCAATCATTCTAAGTTGATTGAGTGACTTAATTGCTTTTTGGAGATACGATAGGCATGTACCTTTATTCCTATCAACAAGACCAGAAGTGCAATATGTAATCGTATCTTTTGCAAGTTTAACCCCCGACATTGCTGTACCTGCACCACCCATTGCCATGTTAGTTGGATAGCGTGGTTCAGGAGTGTACATAAAATACTCCTCTATCTTAGGGAAGTATACCTTTTCAGATTCATGTACATTTGATGTATTAAATACCCCACCAGCAGCAGAGTCTTTTTTCTTTTGTTCTTTGCGAATATAACGCATTTTCATTGCGTCAATATACCTCAGTTCTTGTATACCATCCTGAGGCTTCTTCATATCAATTACTTTATTATAATATATCCTTCCATCAACATACCAATTCCTAAAGATCTCATGAGCTTTAGAATCAAAATCTAATAAGTCTTTAATATGCTTAAATTCAAATCTTATCTTATCTTTAATACCATCAGAAGCATTAAGATTATCTAGATCTATTTCTATCGGAGAATCATTTGTATCAGATACAATTGCTTCATTAACAATATCTTCTATCGCATTATCCACCTCAGGGTGGAGTGCCATCTCTCTATATTTTCTTATCGCCTGATGCTCATTCTTATAGATCCCTTCAAGATCTATGACTTGACTTGAGAAACCTGACTGTATATAATAATCAACCCCATCCTCGCCAGTTTGCGGAATGGGGGATACTACTCCCTTAGGGAGATCATCTTTGTCCTCAATTTTAAAACCAAACAACCGAGCCATTTTATAGAAAGATACCTTGATACCTTTCTATTTAGTATGGCAAAAAAGGTTAGCCTACTGCTCCACCTTGTCCATCTGCTTCCCACCACTGAACCTGTAGGGTTACAGTGAACTCTTCAACTGCGTCAGAAGAATCATATGAAAGATCAATCTGAGAAACATTTGTTGGGAATACACTATAGAACTTATAAGTTCTAAGTATAGGCATATTAGCTTGTGAAGATTGAGAACCTGCATCAACACCTGCTCTTCCAAGCTGGTATACATATGCATCTTTGGTATAATCTTCAGGGTTTATATTACCTGCGTTATCAGATACCTTAGACATGGAGTTCATCCATCTCTCAAAGGAACCTCTGATAGCGAAATCTGTATCGTTAATTACAGTGATTGTCCATTCATCGAATGTCCTGTCTCCTGCAATTTTAAGTTGCCTTCCTCTAAATGGAACGCTAATCGGAGCGATGTTAGATGCAGGAAGTGCAGCAGCCTTGACAAGGAATCTTGTCTTAGGATCTATGTCACTTACTGATTCATCTACAGTGCCATCGGGGAATGCAAGAACCACCTCAAACAGATTAGGTCTTGCAATTCCACCCGTCAACCTCGACTTAAATTTGTCGATGGTGCGTTCCGAAGTCTTTGGTGGGTTTGCGGAATTGATTGCCATTGGTCTTGTTACCTATGTTGAGTTAATAATTAGACTTTTCCAATAACCTCGTCGAAGGAAACACCTGTGCGTGTAGCAACAAATGTTAGACCGATGAAGTTAATAGACCTTGCTGGTTTGATGTAGACATCAGCAACAAACTCGTTACTGTCAATGATAGCAGGGGTATTGTTGGTCTCATCGCAAATAACGATGAAGTCTTGAATACCACGCTTAGACTGTACATCACGAAGGAATGGTTCAACAATGTTGATAAAGTTGATCCTTGTGATCTCATCGTTGAATTCAAAGAGGATGTCCTTAGCAGCAGCAGCGATTGCTTTCTCAAGGAAGATAAACAATCTGCGAACATTAATACGATCAAAGGCAGAAGACCTACCCAATCCAGTCTTGTCACCGAAGAGGATAATACCAGCTCCAG